GGTCTTACTTTTTACCGCCATGACTTACCAAGGCACGCCGGGTTGGACGCTGGGGTTGCGCTGTTCGTCGAGCTGCTTCTGAAGGGCGGCTTCGATTTCAGCAACCTTTTCGTCGCCAAAATTAGCCTTCACCCAGCCGATAACCAGCTCTTCGGTCAGATCGGCATAGGGCACCATCTTGTCGGGGTCGGGTTTTTCCAGCCCCACGCTGCCATAGGCGCCACTGGAATAGGTGCCATCAGCAGCGTTGACGGTGTAATGCACGGTGAACACCACGCCGTCAGCGGTGTAGTGCTCCATGTTGGCGACCGCCCAGGTGAAGACGGTTTTTGGGGTGGCAGCGGTAGGCATTGGATTAGCCGGTTCTGTTGAAGGCTAGTAGAAGTGCGGCACCTTGCAAACTGCTGGTTACCGCACCAAGGCGATTAGAGAAGGGGACTACTCGTCTTCGTCTGGTTCAATCCAACTTGGCCAAACCAGATCGAACATTGCTGGGCACTCACCAACATCCTCCTGATTGCTCAGGTCAAGGCTGGCTTCGCAGTAATCCCTCCAAGCATCTGTGTCAGGCATAGTTGTGAGTAGGTCTACGCGCCCTTAAGAGCTGTTACTTCAGCTTCCAAGGTTTCGATGCGACCGATGGCTTCCTGCAGAGCAGCGGTCAGCAGCGGCACCAGCTTGGACTGGTCGATGCCTTGGTAGACGGGATTGCCGTCAGCATCCACTTCATCCTTGGTGCCGGTGACGCACTCAGGGACAACGGCTTGTGCTTCGTGAGCAATAAAACCGTCAACCGTGGTGTCAGGATCTGCGATGAAATTGAAGCGATGAACTTGTAGCTGGTTAAGACGATCAGAAGCGCCAGTCAGCGGGACGACGTTTTCCTTGAGGCGATAGTCGGAGGATGTGTTATAGGCGGTGGCTGTGGTGGTAACGGAAATTGAGCCAACAAAAGCTGCACTTCTGTATATACCAACCAAAATACCATCACTTGTTCCTCTGTTTAGATACAAAGGAATTCCATCTAAACGGCTGATTTCTGTGACACTTTGTTTTATTGATGTGCCATTTACGTTTGAAAAAGCCGGACTTTCTTGCGTGTTGCCAAACAGCGTGGCTCCACTGCTCGTAATCCTCATCCGCTCGACCGGGCTACTGCCAGAGTCGGGACAAGTGGAGAACACTAGGCGCCCAGGCATGTCGTCAGCGCCGGGGGTGCCGTCTACTTGGCAAGCAATACTTGCAGCTTCACTTGAGTAATCAACTCCGTCGTCTCCGTTGAAGGAGATCCTGCCTAGATCATCGCCAGATTGGACGATTGCTTTGCCATTAAATGTTCCAGAACGCGATTTAACAAAATAAAGTCGATACGCCGCACTGTTTGCAACAAATGTACTGATAGTGGCAGCACCACCGTTAACTTGAAGATTTCCTCCTACATTTTCAACGCTCGTAGACGTGCCAACTAAAAATCTACCATTTGAGTCCCAGCGGCCTCTTTCTGCTCCGTTTGTGAGCATGATCATATCGCTACCAGCGCAACCAACTTGCGGCTGACCGGAGGACTGACCAGTTGATTTGAAGTTGATTACAGAAGCAGATTGGTCGGTTTCAACAAGAACAGCTTGAGTAGAACCTGTCTGCGACACATGAAGCCGCGTGCTGGCCGCAGTAGTGCCAATCCCTACCGCGCCTCCGTTTGTAATAGTGACCCAATCATTTACGGTTGCGGCGCCATCAGCAGAACCAGAAGTTGGGGTGCCAGAGAGCTTAAATCCCCCAGTGCCTTGCGCTAATACTGTTCCGTAGCCAGTTGTTTTGTATTTCCAGCCACCGCTGTAGTAAAGATTGCTGGTTAATCCAGCAGTGGGCGCAATACCAATATTTCCACTGCAATCTAATGCGTTCTTAGGCGCACTATCCCCCAGACCTACCCTGTTGTTCGTTGCATCAACGTATAGCGTGTTGGTGTCTATAGCGACGTTCCCGTTGGAGTCAATCGTTAGGCGAGCCGTACCGCCCGTTGAAAGTCCAACCTGATCAGTACCCGGTGAATACAGACCAGTATCAGTACCGCTGTCCTTGAAATAAATCGACGGGGCACTGGCACTGCCATTTTCTAAGGCAATCGTTGACCACTCGCCATCCAGTTGGAACAGCGTGATCCAGGCAGAGTTAGCCGCGTTACGGAGCTTCAGCAGGTTGGTGGTTGTATCCGCCCACCACTGATACGCATACGTGGTTGCCGGTTCAGTTGCACCGCTGTTCTGACTGACAATGGCAGCCAGCGCGTTGTTTAGATCGGAACGGACGGCTGCGCCAGTGCCGTTGGCGATCACATAATCATGCTGTGCCATGCCAAGCCCTTACAAGGACAGTATTTATGCAACTTTAGCTGCCACGGCCATAGCCAACCGCACTCCAGTTGAAATTACGGTCAATCGCCGTCCCGCCTGAGTTCTTGAACGTCACCGTAAAACCAGTGCTGCTGATGCTGGTCACCTCAAAGTATTCGCCGCTGCCCATATTTAACGCTGTAATGCCGACGCTGGGTACATAGGCGTTCACGCCACCCAAAACACTGGTGCCCGTAAAGAAGGCTTTATCGAACGTGACAACCTTGGCGCCAGCACCGCTGGAAATCGTGCCGACGCTGTTTTCAGTGCGCCGCTGGAAAGTCGCGGTATACCCCAGCTCATCAATCAAAATGTTCTGTGCTGGGTCGTTAGATTGCAACTCAGCTCTGAACTGGAAAGCGCGGGCTTTATAAGTTCCGCTGATGAACTCCTGATAACTAGACCACGTTGGAGTGCCAGAAGGATCATCATCTGTCGTGCGGACTTTCAATACAGCATTAACGCGGTTGACATCAGCTCCATCCCAGTTCAGCCATGTGTCAACTAAACCGGAGCGACCATCCAACGTGTCATTAGGCAGGAAACCACGAGTAACGAAATGACGGCTCAAATCAAGTGAGTAGCTAGCGCCAAGATCAAGCGTGTTTAAGAAGTCGTATGTCCCGGTTTCCGTAATGTCGCCCATAAAATCGAACGACGTAATGGCATCAACATCAGCAACATCGTCTAAATCTTCTGTGCCATCCAGCGTTAAAGCGTCGTAACCCTCATCGTAAAAAACGTCAATTTGATTGCCCTGGAATGGTGGCGTATCTTGGTCTTCCCTACGTGTCTGAACAGCAAGCCTGCCCTGTGTATCAGGCAGATCAATGATGATGCTGGTTTCATTGGGACTTAGACGCCCGCCATCATCAATGAAACGGACAAAAATTTCGCCTTCAATCAGTGGAATAGTTGCTGAAGTCGCATTACCAGGCAACGCCGGTACAAGGTCAACAGAGTCGTTCCAGCTAGCACTGCCGTCGGTCAGCGCAGAATGACGCACATAAACAGCGCCGCCATTTACAACGTCAATTTCAAACGACGGCTCCCAGTTCAATCGAGCCGTATTGTCACTGAGGATTTCTAGCTGCAGATTTTTAACGTCAGCCGGGCTAGCAGTTTTTCCGACAAGGTTGAAAGTTGCCGTAGACAGTGGACCCGTTTTACCGATTGAGTTTTCAACCTGAATTTGGACATACAGCGTTCCATCGCGCAAATTCTTGAGGTCTGCCGAAGGCGTTGTTGTATTGAAACGGCTCCAGTTATCGTTATCAATTCGGTACTGAACGACGTAACCATTGAGCGCACCTGATGGTGGTGTCCAGTCCAGTTGAAAACCAACAAGGGCGCTATTTGCTTCTACGTATATGTATTCGTAACCGCCAATGTTAGTAACCGATCCGGGTATTTCGCTGAGATTTGAAATGTCTGGCGTAGTAATTACAAGGTCATCTTCAATGGCGGCATAAATTGATTCGTTGTATGCCAGTGCAGTGATGCCATACACTCCCTCCTCGCTCTCTGCAACATTGAGTACGCGGAACGTTTGCGCCTCTATGTCAGTGGTCTGAATCAACCACACAGCATTTGAATTGGGTGCTTCACTGAAAACGTTGGCGACAGTGATATTGCGACCTGAAATGCTGCTGATCGTTCTGGTTTCCACCAACCCAGTCGGCATCATCACTGAGATGGTTGGGCTATTTGCCAAATTGACCGACAAGTTGCTAGAGCTATCGACCGTGATGATTTGAGTGGTGGCGCTGGTGACACGACCGCTGCGACGGGTGCCAGCCTTCATTGGATCGGCAATGCTGATCACCATGCCAGGGCGAAGCACAATGCCGCTGTCAATCGCAACAGAGAAAGTGACGGTCTCTGTCAGGTTCTGTTCGCTCAGCAGTGCCCACTTACCAGCGCGATGGGCTTGACCTTGGCTGTAACAACCAAGTGCCTTGATGTCTTTATTGATGATGCCGTACCTGGCGACAGCATCGGCGTCTTCAATGTATTCGTACTGAACTTCGCCAAGCGATTCGTAAGTTTGATAGGCAACAGTCGCCGTTGTATGACGAGCTTTCTGCGAAGTGCCGCTATAAACAAAAATGCCGTCAACGACATTGCTTGGTCCCAAGAGGTATTGGGCGTCAGATGGCTTGTCCTGCTGCAGTACCAGCGATCCGGCACCGTAATAAGCAATGCCACGAAAAAGGCTGGTCATCTCTTGGATGACGTTGTAAACCTCGTCGCGGCTGTTAATCAGTAAGTTGCAAGAGAAGCGCGGCTCCAATCCACCTTTACCGTTATCAACAAGGGCGTTGCAATACTGACTGATCTGATAAAAGTCATAGCGATCCAAACTGCTGGCTGGGATGGATGCTCCATAGCGAGTATTGGTTAACAAGTCCCAGAGACACCAGGCTGGATCATTCGTCCAGGTCGCTGCAGAAAACGTGCCGTCCCAGACACCGGAGTAAGTAATACGTCCGATATAAGTAGTTGTATCAACGGTGGCGTTGCTGGGAATGGCAACCTTTAAGCCGCGAACAAGATATTTGCGGCTTGGGATATTGTTGAATTGGCGCGAATCAAATCGCAGAAACGACAGCGCAGAGTTTGGATACCGAAAACGTTGGTCAATGATTTGTGTGTAGCTGTACCAGTAAGTTTCGTTTTGAGTGCGGGCTGATGTTGCGTCGCTTGATGTACGAAGAACTTTGATGTCAACGGGAAATGTACCGTTTAACTCAAATACATAATCTCGCTGGTAACGGCTGCTGGTTTTACCGGCAATCGTGTCGCTAACAACGGTATTGAAGCCGCCGCCGTTGTACTGAACTTGGATGGCGATACCAACGCTCGTAGCATTGATGTCCCCGTTGGTTTCAAACTGCTGCAGGCTTGGGATAACAATCGTGACGCGGATACGATCGACGTTGTTGTTGGCAATCGTGCGTGTTACGGGAAAGCCGTTTGCAACTTCAACGTTGACAATGTTTTCGTCTTCAGTACCAATAATGTCTGGAATTACGGTTTGATCTTGTGTGCCGTTGCGCGTGACAATCGTATAGCCAGTGAAATTTGCAACGTCATTGGCGTCAACAACAGGCGTGCCGTCTAAGTAAATCCCTTTGTTGCCGTTCTCAATTCCCTCAATTTCGCCTTCGCCCAGTAGATCCAGCACATTGGCAAACTGGACCGATTGCAGCGAATCATCGGCTTCAGTCGGCGTGCGTTGTCCAGCTCCACCGCCGCCTCCACCTTTGCCGCCGCCTCCGCCGCCGCCACCACCTGAGCCCGCAATACCTAAGCCCAGACCGGCGTTGTGAACACGGATGCCGCCAGCAATAAAAGTGTGATGCCCCTCAACGGTCAGGTTGTAGACAGTGTCCGTACCAAGGTCTTCCTTGCCGACAATTGGGCGGAGGTGGTTGTTCCAGTCAACAAGGCAGTCATCGCTGCCCAGCGTGCCAATCTCAACGAAAGCGTTGAATTGATTCAGCACCCAATGGTTAGGGGTGGCATCAAGGTGATCACCGCCCCAGAGCTTGTAGCGAACGACCTTTTCGTTTTCGTGCTCGTGAACCTTGAGGATTTTGGCGCTGTGGATGATGCCTTGATCGTCAAAGCTCAGGACGTGATCGCCGGGCTTCAGCTCGTCAATTCGGCGCCTGCCATCAGGCGTTGCCACTGGGGTATGACCCAGAAAGCAGCCACCGCCGCCACCGCCACCACCAGCGCCAACAATGCGTGTCATACCAGTTGATCAACGTCGATGCCGACAGAAATAACGGAGGAACCCGTGAAGCATCGCCCATAGATTACGGGCACTGGCAGACCTTGCTTTTCAGTGTTGACAATCCCCGAAAACGTAAAGGATTCAAATTTCGCGGCGTCACGTCCACGCTCGAATGTGGCGGTTGAGTTGACGGGTGACGGCGAAAGAGCCTGGGCAATCCCGCCAAACAGCAGAGATGTACCGATCAGACCCAAAGTAGTAGACACAGCCGCTGCGGTCGCGCCCGATAGAAATCCTGCACCCAAACCAAGAAAACCCGCGCCTGCAGGACCCGTAATAATTGCCAATGCAATCAAACCGACGCCAGCCAAAATCTGACCCGTTCCACCACCGGCACCAGTCAGCACTGGCGTAATACTGAAAACTTCTTTTTCACTCCAAGGCAGAACTAATCCGCTCGCATCACTATTGGTAATTTTTTCCTTTCCAACAGTTACCCGATAACCAACGCCATCGTTCTCGCTATCAACTAACCATTTCTGAAGTCCTGGAAAATTAACGCACAGTGCTTTTAGAGCCTCGGCTGGTGTGGCGGCTTCAAATTCAAAGCGGCACTGCCCCAGCTTCTTGCGGAGTGCGCCGTAGACCTTAACGACTTTCATGCCGTACAGCCAGCGCGGTGCTCTTCCAATAATAACCGCCGTAGATGTCCCGACTACTGAGGCGACCTTGAACGTGGTGCAAAATCAACTGATCACCTAGGTAGATTGCCGCGTGGTTTGGCAGCGGTGACTGAAGCTGCATCAGAATTGCGTCGCCATACTGCAGTTCATCCAGCGGAATTGGATGAAAACCTTCTTTGGCAAAATTGTCTAGGTATAAATTCTCACCCCGTAACCAGAATTTATCGCGGCGGTCATATTCGCTCAATTCCAGTCCCAGCTCGCGCTTATACCAGTCTCGGCACAAGCTGTAGCAGTCCACAATGCCAAATACAAATTCACGTCCGACATAAGGCAATTCCAAACCACTCGGCTGGCATTGGTCCCACTGTTCTGTCTGCGGATTGACGATGAACCAGGGCAAGCCTGATTTTTCACACGCGACGCGATCTGCCTGAGATGGCTCTGGATTCGTTTTGGGGTGGCTATGTACCACAGCGACGATTTCACCTTGGTCCTCAACAGCGGCATAATCAGACGGATCTAAGACAAAGTGCTCGTCTGGAGTTTCCGCTGTATTACGACATGGAAAATAGCGTCTACGACCTTTGACGACTGCTATCAGGCCACATGACTCTTGCGGGAAAACTTGTTTCGCGTGCTCCAGGGCTGCCTGCTGCAGAGAATCTGTCAACTTCATCGGATTAGTCCTGCACTAGGGAACGAGCCAAACGGAAGCGCCGTGGTGTTCCTGAATGTATAACTCTGATCTGGTGCTGAAAATGTATAGGTCTGAGACGTAAATGTAGGCACCTGATAAAACTCGTAGCTGTTATATAACGCACCGGAGTTCGGCGCTGAGTAATTCAGGGTCAACGTAGTTCCACTGATAGCTGAAATCTGCGCCTTAGCACTCTTGGGTATACCAGGACCAGTCAAATACTGACCAACCGCCAATGAGGTTGCATCAGTCACATCCATTTGAGTGGTGAGTGGTTCTGCAACATTTTCATATCCAACAGGAACTTGTATTGTTCTTCCCAGAAAGACACTGCGTTGTTCATAAACCGTCACTCGTGTTACCACTGGCACCAGTCGCCCTGATTTCGTGCCAACTGCAGTCAACGTATCCCACAGATCCCATGGCTGACCAAGCGTTAATGTCGTGCCCGAGATAGATAGAACGGTGGCATTAGACGGCACATTGGGTCCAGCAACTTTCATGCCAATCACAATGCCAGTCGTATCACTGACAATTAAATCCACACGATTACTCTGAATCGTGCCTGTTTTTGTTAGCGATGTAGTCGCCGTGGCGTTGGCGCTCATTGTCACCGTGGTGCCAGATACGCTGCTTACTGTGGTGCCACTCGGTACGCCAAATCCCTTAACAGGTGAACCCGTCTCAATATCAAATACATCACCGCTGACGACAAGCTGATTGCTTCCGCTGGTTACTGTTCCTGTTCGTACTACTTGCCCAAAACGTGCGTTGCAACTGCTGATCCTTTTGCCGCATGTATCGGCGGCTAGCGTTGCAACGTTATTGTCATTGGCATCAAAATAAATACTGCCTGTATATCCGCATTCGGTACTCCGATAACGCCATTGGCATAAATTGGCGATAACCTGCCGCTTTGGAATCATCACACCAGCCAAATCAAATTTGCTGGCAAGCTCAAAACTTACGGAATCGCGGGATTCATTAGCCTTTCGATCCACATACCAGATCTCGTCTGGAAATTTGGCGTGAGGATCCGCGCCAGCTTCGCCATCAAGATATTTTTTCAGTGTCCGAATGCGCTTAACGGTTGCGCCACCAAGATCATTGCCCGATGTAGTGGCATTCACCAGCAGCAGCAATGTAGTAATAACGCCATCAAGATTGCTGATCGTCAACGTTGGACGTGGCAACGTGCCTGTATTTGTATACTCAAATCCTTCGGCTTTGATCGGCAACCGCACGTAAGAATTGCCGTTCCAGACGATGTTGCCCGTAACTGCCGCATTTGTGCCGTTGTGCCAGCGATAGGTGTCACTGCTGCCATGCAACGTGGCATCCAGCGTCATCTCAAACAGCTCAATAATTGCGCTCGGGGCGATCTGCGCCAGTTCTTCAAAGGCGCTGGCAACTGCTGTCCACACCACCGTGTTATCGGTGACGGTGCTGCCAATGTCGGTGCCCCAGACTGGTTCAGTGGCGGCTGATGTACCAGCAGTCGTACAACGGAAGACTAGACCGCTGGCTTGGAGCACAGAAGCCCGAACGATGTCGCCAACGACGTAAGCGGTAGAGCTAGCCCAAGCGGAATATGCCATTAGGGTTCAAATACCTGCCGGAAAGTTACGTCGATACGGCTGCGCTGGTGGTTGTACATCTCACGGGTCCAGCTGGGACAGACCCACTTGTAAGACGATGCCGTGTCCGGTGGGCTCCAGTCAAAACTTGCGGAGTCGGCGGCACGAGCGTTTAGGAAGGTCTCGATAGTGTCCGCTTCGGTATCCGTGACGTTGAAGGTCAGCCGCCATTCCTTCGGGTTTTGATTGAGGCCATAAGTCAGGCGTTGCTGGTAGCCGTCGCCAAATTGCACCGTGCGAACAGCTGGATTGCTGGTCTTACTGGCGCTGTAAACAGGGTCGAAATCAGGGAAAGTAGCCATCAGACTCCAGCGAGTAGACCGCCAGGACGTTTTTGCTTGATTAGTTCTTGCTGGACCGCAAGACCGATTGCCTTACCGAGTTGGTTGGCACCTTGTTCGTTGCCCTCCACACTACTGCCGCTGGCATCCACGTTCACCGTCACGCTGGTGGAGCCGCCTGCACCAAGCTGATTGTTGGGAACAATCGTGCCGGAACGCCCTGGGACAAATAGTTCGGGGCCGCGCTCGCCAACGATGTAAGGCGAACCGCCCATTACGGAACCGCCTTCTGCTCTGTACTGAGCTACACCACTTAAAAACTGAGATACAGGATCGCTACTGACTGCACCAGCGGCACCGCCTCCACCGAAAAGACCCAGTGCTGCATTCAGGATCTGGATTTGGATCATCTTGGCGATGATCTGGGCTGCCATGTCAAGGAAGCTGTCAGCAATGCGCTGGAAGAAATTAGCCAGTGTCTGTTGAGCGCTTACAGCGCCCGTAATTACGTCATTAAAAGAATTAGCAAACGATAATCCTACTGCTTCGGCTACAACATTTACCTGATTACCCGCGTCTGTAATTTTAGTGAGTTCGTCAGAAAGTGTTCCTACTTGTTGCTTTACAATATCTACACCTGTAATAGGAGTAGCAAGTTGTTTTTTCTTATCTTCAATAGCCAAAAGTTGTGTTTCATCGAATACTTTATCTTTCCGTAGTTTTTGCATTTCGTATTCAATGGTTAAGCGGTCGCGTTCCGCTTGTGTGGTTGCTTTTCGTAGTGCCAACTCTTGGTCTAAATCAGTAATAATTTCACTGAATTTTTCTCCGCGTTCTTCAACTATCTTTGTGATGTCCAGCTCGGTTTTAAGGATGGCGTAATCGCGCTTCAATGTCATCTCTCGCGCAATAGCTAGTTGAACACGACTATTCTTTTCCTCTTCCAGCAAGCGTGCAGTTTCAATACCTATACGCACCAGTTCGTACTTACCTTCTAATTCACGAGCTAGGACAGTGTTTTTTGCGGTTTCAGCCGTAAAGATCTCTTGAGTTATATCAAATTGACGCTGCAGCTCCAGGCGATTTAACTGTCGAGTTCTGAGTGCTTTTTCAACTCGCTCGGCTTCACGTTCTGCGTCACGAGCGGCTTTATCTGCAGCGCTGGCTGCTTTGGTATCAGGGCGTAAACTTTGTACAGCTCTATTAGCACTCTGCAAAACACCCAGCGCTTTTAGTGCGTTTTGAAGAACGTCTGGGGGTTGCTGTTTTCTAAACTCTTCAACTCGTTGCTGCCCAAAAATAGATGGATCTATAACAGGACCGCCGGCACTTAAACTACCGATAGAAGCAAGACCGGCGAGGATACGATCTTGGATTTTTACCTGTTTTAAGCCCTCTTCTGTCTTTTTAATTTCTGCGTCTAATAAAGCCTTCTGGAACGCTATTTGTACCGTCGCGGAATCTGTTGTTTTTAATTGGTTTATGAGCTGCGAGGCGGTTTCTAGCGTAATTTTTTCATAGTTATCAAGTATGACTTCTGCAAGATCCGCCTTGTCTTTTACAGCGGCAAGAGATTGAAGTGTTCCGGGATCTTCTCCGTACACAGCTACTAACGCTTTAGTTACTTTTGCATCGCTAAAACCTGCAAATGCACTAAGTAGTTTCAGGGCTTCATCTTTAGCGATACCTAAATTAGTAGCGAGCTTATCTATGTCTTGTGCTGTAACTTTTGTGGCAGACGTTGTGCCACTTACAGTGGAATTAAGTTGACCGAGTGTTTTATTAAACTTGTCGGCATCATCAGCGGCTTGTCCTAAAGCAGTACCGACGATTGATAAAGCAAAACCAAATCCCCCTCCTAATAAACCACCTGCAAGACCTCCGAGAGCACCTCCAGCGGCTGCACCACCCCCCTGGCCGAACAGTAAGGGGAATCCTCCGCCGATTAGTGCGCTGCTTATGGCACCACCAGCACGACTCTTTAATTTTTCTGTCGCCTGTTTTGTAGCCTCAGCTGTTATGGCTTTTTCGACTTGAAGTTCTTGCTCTTTTTGTTGCAAACGTCTGGCAATTACGCCAGAAATGTAGTTCTCCGCCATTGCCCTGTCGCGCACAGACTTTATAGCTGCCTGTGCTTCAGTTCGTCGCATCTCACTTACACGCCTTTCCACTGCCATTGCAGCAGCTTGAGCACTGGCGCCGGTCACGCCGGCACCTCCAGGTCCCATCGGGACAGCTGAGGCCGCTCCTGCGATGGTGCGCCTTACTACAACTTCTTTGCTATTGACCGCATCAATGGCCTTAGCTACTTGAGTCAGTTCAGTTTTCAGTTTGTCCAGGTACTGAACGCCCTTTACGCCTATTTCAATGTCGGCTCTGTAGGCGGCCACGGCTTCGCACGCTCCTGTTTAACCAGTTTACGCATGAAAAAGCCGCCGGGGTTAGCGGCGGCGTTTGGCCTTTTCGACTTCCCGTTCCATATCCTCGTTGAGGATTTGAAAGTACGCACTCCAGCCGAGCAGTTCTTCGACAGTCATTTTTGTACGTACTTCGGACAGCGTAAGGCCCAGTTCTTTGGCGATGCCGAACTGGAGCATTAACCAGTTGTCCCTGCGAAGCTCGGCACTTAGCTCTTTGGGTCAATAGGCTCGGCATCCTCACTAATCACCGCCAGCATCAAGGCCTGAAGGTCCTTGTCTTTGACTTCGTTTTTAAGTACGTCGATTTCGCCAGCGTTAAAAAGGCGAGTACCGTTCTGGTCAAGAGCCTTGTTAATCAATAGTTGGAGAGCAAAAGCATTAGCGTCATCAGATTTAGCCTGTTTTTGGGCCTTCTCACGTTCGGCAGCAGTCAGTGGGGTTCTCCACAACTCAAAATCGCTGCCATCGGACAACGTGACTACTACTTTGGTGGGCTCCAGGTTGGCCGCCTTGCGGAGGCGTTCGATGGCGCTCAGTGCTGCGGGAGCAGGCATGTGATTTCAATTTGGTCTGGTACTACTGTAGCGGACTAGAAGAAATAAAAAACCCCGGCGGTGAGGCCGGGGTCGGGTCTTCGTCCGTACTGATTATCAGGACTTGCTGAGGTCGAAGGTGGGTGCCTCGCTGGGACGGAAGTTGATGGCGACGCTTTGGCCGTCGTCCGGGTTCACGCTCAGGCTGGCGGAAGTCACGATCACAGGAACGGTGATCGAACGGCTGAGTGCTTCACTCACGGCGCCGCCGCTGCTGATCCGGTCGATGTACAACTTCATCGTGGCACCAGACTGCGAACGCTGGATCACGTCCTCAATCATCCGGCTGGACAGGTTGGTGTCGTCATCGGTGGTGTACACCGTAGCGGAACCAGAGCCGTCGGCGAAGCCGGTGATATAGGTGCGGAAAGGTGCGTACTGACCAATCGTTTGACCGATGGTCGTAACGTCGATTTCCGAACGGGTGATCTCGAAGCTCCAGTCGCGGACGGAGCCGACGACTGCAGGAGCGGCGTATGCAACCTTGAAGGCGTTGGGCGCAACGGCAGTGCCGTCATCCGTGATTGTGATGGTGGAACCACCGGCGGTTGCAGACACCTGCAGCACACCAGTGCTGGCGGTGTAAGCGATCACGTAGTAGGTGGTGCCGGAGGTGATACCAGCAGGCAGGCTGCCGGTGCCGGCAGCGCCAGTGGTGGTATCAACCACACTGAATTTCACGGGGTCGCCAACTTTGAAGCCCAGATAGGCCTCAACAGTGATCTCGTCATCGACAACATCGACGGCGGATTCACCGAAGGTGGTGCTGGTGCCAGCGGGAGAGTAGTACAGGGCGCCGGAGGTGCCCGAAAGGACGGTGGCCATAGGAAGTACCTACGAATGAACTACGCGGGCACTGCCCGGCTTAATACAGGTTAGCGCCAGTAACTTCCCTTAAGAAATAACTTGCGCTTTGAAGCCAGCTTCAATTCGTGAAATAAAGAACGGCGTAAAAGCACGGCGAGACTGCTGATCTGGTGAAGTTCCAGCGAAATCAGGGCTGAAACTGGGACCGCTGATGCCGTCGAGGCGGATGTAAACACCTGAATTAACTTTTGAGGTGTTATTGATGGTGTTAAGGGTGGTAAACGCGGTATTTACAAGTGTCTGATTGCGGGCAGGACCCTTGCCTTTTGGCGTGTAGGTGCGGATGACAATCGTGCCACGTACCATGTCGTGGCTTGTAGTCAAAGTAGGTTCAGTGGTTAGGCCGAATTGAATGTTGATGTGGACGAACTCCTCGCTGCTGTCGGCGTCGTCGTTAAAGACGTTGTCGAAATAGACCGGGACAGCTGGATCTAGGTCGTTGTAGGCAGTCAACAACGAAGTTTCGAGAGCGGCCCGGATGGATTGGTAGTTCATCGGTCAGATGTGCGCATGGCAACCTGGATCGTTTTGTCGATCTGCCCGCCTTTGATATACAGCGTAAACCAGTCGAGTGGTGCTGTACGACTGTTATTTCCTTCGCCTGTCAGTAAACCGCGCAGACTCTTTTGGCGCTTACCTGTTTTCTCGATGGGCTTGATCGGCACAGTACCAGGATTTATGAATATGCCTGGATCTATGTCAGTAGCAATGTTCGCATATGGGGCAAAATTACTAATAGTGAATACGAGCTTATCCTTTGTAAGGAAGGACTTAGCTACCTGTTGACCTGTTAAAACTGGGGCCAAAATGCGTTGAGGTTGCCCGGCAGCACCCGTGCCTTTAACAGTGGTTACAGGCGTAGTTATCTGCCAGGAATTTGAGAACTGGCCGGTCCAAGCGGGACCACGTTCTTGTAGATCTCGAACAATACGCTCGGCTGCGCGACGAGGACCGTTGTATACCGTGGTTGCAGCAACACGGTCTAGCTCTTTCACTAAATTCCAGATACCGTTTCTGGCCATTATTGGGGCCTCAGGAGGATGGTGTGCAAGATTGCGTGTTCTCCACGGGCGGTCTTGCAGCTGATAATCCGGCCGGTCTTGGTAACACTATTTTCGGTGTACTGGATCCGATCACGCACGCTCGGGACGTACTTACCAAGTTCGGCGTTACCGATGATGACTTTGAGGTCGTTTGTTTGGTAAAAACTCTCGAACTCTTCTGGATTTGCCTGGAAAATCAAGGCGCGAACAGTGACGCTTGTGTCGGCTCCAGAGACTTCGCCTGTAGTGGTGTTATATGTCGGTGAGGTGTTGGCTTTTAAGTAGGTAACGTCCTGGCCCCATTGCGCCAAAAGCGGGGCAGGTAGTCCGGCAAATGTGGAATCGACGAGGCTCATCTCAACCCCTCACGACGCGGACTTGGTAACCGCCGCTGCCGCCGAGGCAGTAGGCGCCTAAATAAGACTGGAGCCAGGGATATACGTCGAAAATGTTGTTGATCGTCCCAACAGCTTGGGAGGTTTGGCTGTATTTGACTTGGAGGTCGCCCAGCTTGACTTCGTCGTAAAGGCCGGTGGTGCCGGTGTTGCCCGTGACGGCGTCAGTGTCGTTGGCTAATGCACGTGCCAGTTCATAGGTGGCGTATTTGATGTCGGCGGGGATGGCGCTACAAGTCAACTCCACTTGATCGACTTGGTAGTTGTTGCGGGGCCATTTAAGGGCTTGGCCGCTATCACAACGGTCACCGTAAAAATTCAGGCTGTCGATCCAGCGGGTGGCGGAGATCAGTGCGCGATTCTTTGCGTCGTCAGTCTTGTCGGTCCAAGTGGTCGAACTTGGGACCGTTTCGAAGTACGTGTTTGCCTCGGCCAGCGTCACATAGCTGTTAGCGGAGGCGCTACTCAATGTGGCGTTGATCGTGGCGGCCACAACTACTACACATACTTTCTCGCAGTGTAGCGCCAATAAAAAAGCCCCACCGAAGTGGGGCCGTTTCCTCTCAATCTGGTTATCAGATGGTGGAGGTGTCGAGTGGGCTGTTGACGGTGAGCTGAACCATGGGGATCAGGTCGATGTCGTAAGTGGCGCTCCAGTTGCCCGAGGTGGCCAGGGTGGCGTTGGTCGGGTTGTCGTTGGCGGAGGTCCACTTGGTGCCCATCACGTGATAAGCAGAGTGGTAGTCCACCGAGAGCACGTCCTGCTTGGACAGGATGTTGCGGTCGGCCTCGATGCGGAGGTCCTGCTGCACGCCTTCCAGGATGGTGCCACCCTTGGTCAGATAGCAGTAGAACTCACGCTGGTGGCCGGCGGTGCCAGGGGCCACGGTGTTGACGGCGGGATCCATGATCACGCGCAGGCCGGCAAATTCGCCGATGCTGCGGGCGCCAACGCCCACGCCGCCGCCACCCCAAACCACGGAGCCGGAGGCGGCCAGTGCGGAGGTGGAGAAGGTCAGCAGGCCGACCTGATACAGGTAGAAGCCGACGGAGGGGTGGACAACCAGGGTGTCCAGTTCGTCGCCGCGCTCACCCAGCAGGGCGCGGGCACGTGCCACAGCAGCGCCAGTCAGGAAGTTGGCTTCTGCGCCGCCGGAAGCAGCAGCAACACCCAGGTCGAGGGCGTTTGCAGACAGAGCCGAACCGAACAGACCGGACAGCTGGCTGAACAGACGGGAGCTGTTCAGTTTGTTGATGGCATCAGCAAGCTGGTTGCGGATGTGCAGCATGGGGTCTTCCCCAGCGGCGAGCATCGCAACGTCGTCCACTGCATACGCGAAGCCGCGATGGCAGATGGTGGCGATTTGGGTGCCGGTGCCGATCTTCTGGGGGGTCAGGTAGCCAGCGGTGCTGGTGCCCCAAGTGGCGGTGCCGTCCATGATCTCCTCGGTGGGAGACACGGGGTTGAACTCGGGCACCTGGATGCGGGTGCCGCCTTCGCGGGCATCCAGCAGGCTGTTGCGAACGACAGCGCCGCTCTTGATGAACAGGCTGCGCTCTTTGATCGCCTCAGACACATAGGTGCTGAGGTTATTGCGCTTGACGATGTCCGCCAGAAGGACACCGCCGGAATAATTCTGAAATGGTGCGGCCACTTCAAACTCCAGAAAGGGGTGGGTTGGGGTTCAAGTCACAGACTTGAGGTGGTGTCCCACGGGGACTTAGCGACCCGCTTCTCTCTTCAGCACAGCTGCGAGATCAGGATCGCTGGCTTCCAAGGCCATTTGCCTCGTTAGGTTAATACTACCTTCCTTCCATGGGTTAGCCATTCCAGGCGCAATCGTGGAGTTGGGAGTGGGTTTTGCACCCATTCCAGCTGCACTGCTTGGCTTGAAATGATGCTCGAATCCAGAACCGGGGTTCTTGAGATTGGAAAGGTAGGCGTTAATGTCTTGCTCAACACCGCCGTTCAAAACAACAACGCTGCCGCTGTCATTCTTGCGGAGGTTGTTTTGCAGAAGCTGCAACATTTGCTCGGCATTGATAGCTCCAGCCTGGCTGATGGCAGCGAGGGCGCTGGTTTTCATTGCGGCAGTCTCGTTTGAGGTGCGCAGATCCTCCAGCTGGCGGTTTAATTCCGCGATTTGTAGGTCTTTTTCCTGGGCGGTTTTGTTGGCTTCCTCCCAGAGGTCTTTCCATTGGCCTTGGTCTTCCAGCGTTTTCTTGCGCTGGTCGTCCTGCTTCTTGTAAACCTCGTCGAGTTTGGCCTTGATGCCTTGGAATTTTTCCTCGGCTTCGACCGCTTGATTCTTCAACGCAGCAATCTGACTTTCGTACTCAGCCTTTAGTTGGGCTGATTGGTCAGGTTGGGGAGCGGTGTCGGCGCCAGCCACGGGCTGGGTAGGAGTTTCCACGGGAAATTCCTGGATGACTTGCTCTTCCATACTCAAAATTCAGTTTCGGGGGTTACAGGGATCTCCAGCACAGACTCTTTGGTCTTGCGCTTGCGGGGTTCGGCAGCAGGCTCGGGGGCAGGCTTGTCCTTTTCGTACAAGATCTCAGCACGAAGCTCTACAAGTTCCCACTTGTAAGAACCGTCGGGCTGGAGAACCTTGTCAAGGTGCTTGTCCATGACAAAGAGATGAGTGCGCTAATAGTTTACTACTTAATAAAGTTGTTGCGTTCCAGGGCGTCTTCGCTGTCGGGAGTTTCGACTTCTGCGGCTTCCTCTTCTGAGGTTTCCAGTAGTTCTTCCTCGGCGGTGGATTCGGAGGCGGTAGGGAGAATTTCACCTTGGACCAGGATTTGGCGGAACTCGTCGCGGTCCAGTACGCCTTGGCCGAAGAGTGCGGTTAGTGCGGTGATGTCTTGGCCGATCAGACGGTCGATGTCGAAGTCGCGGCTGATCTTGACTTCCGGGGGCTCCAGCTGCAGATAGCTGGCGGCCAGATTGAAGGCGCCTTGCAGGGTTTGCTCCAGGTCCATGGAGACCATGGACAGCATGGAGTTGGTGTCTACGCGGTCGAGGCGGCGGGCATCGGCAGACTCGGCAACAAATTTCTGCTGGCTCAGAGTGCTGATGCCGAGCGTGGCCATTTGTTGCTGTAGTTCGCGGATTTCGTTGCTTTGGGCTTCAAATGCGCTCGAAGCAGGCTCCACGTAATAGACCTTGTTGCCGGGTTGGGTGGCAATGGCGTAGTTCACGCTTACTGCCATGTCCTTGGTCTGGTCGTCCCAGCCCTCAAGGACAAGCATCGGTTGGGATGCGATGTGGAGGCTGTGGATTAGGTCGGCTTGGCGCTGGAAATGGGCCAAGTTGAGATACGCGATGTCCAGCAGCGGGGGCTTGCTGGTCATTGTGTCGGTCTTGTTCGAATACAGCGTGACCAGGGGGATCTCACCCAGGCTGTAGTCGCCCGACTCCACTAGGTCGTAGTCGGAGGTGCTGGTGGTGGCGTCGAAGGCGTTGGGATAAGGGAAGCCGCCGACTTGCTCTTTCTTGGTTTCGGTTTGGCGGTAGATGCGGTATCGGCCGGGTTCGATGACACGGACTTGGTCGTACACCTTTTCGCCAAATTCGCCGTCGGGCAGTACGGCCTTTTCGGCGATTCTTACCTGAATCAGGTTTCCGTAATTCACCTCGCGGTCCAGGCGCCAGCCGTAGATGTTGGCGGGGTCGATCTCGATCCAGTAGGGGCGGCGGTTTAAGGCGCGTTCTTCGGCCAGGCTGCGGGCGCCGGTTGGTGCGGGGAAATCGACCAGCGTGTGGCTGTGGCCGTAGGTCAGTGCGCAAATAAGGCTGCGGCGGGCATATTCGTCCAGGTCGGAACCGCAACCATCCACGTTTTTGGCGAAAACCTCGCTCCAGTAGGGGTCGCCGGTCAGTGTGATGGGTTTGCGCAGGATTAGGCCGGCGGCGGCACGGATTAGACGCTGTGTGTAAGGCGAGAAGACGGCGCGGTTGACTCGCGCCAGGTAGGCCGTGTAGTCCTCGCGGGGTTCTAGGGGGAGAAAGGCTTCGCTGTTCTCGCGCAGGTACTCGGTGCCGAGTGTCACGGCTTTCATTATTTCCCAGCCCTTCATCTGCTCCATCACGGCGGCGGTGCGCGTGAAGGGGTTGTCAGTGCCGCCCATGTAGGTGGAACTGACGAGATGGGTGCGGATGCGGCCGGGGACTGCGTAAGTCATTTAGTCACCATTTGGTGCGGTCAGCCCAATAGGCAGCCGACATCTTTCCTTTTTTAATGTTAGCTGCATGGCGTGCTTTGAAGGATTCACGCCGTTTCTTATCCGCGTCAGACTCTCCAGTGCGCTTGGGGCTGCCGCTGACGCCCTGCTGGCCGAAACGGATTAGTTTTACTTGGTCGCCCTCTTTTGCGAGGACTACATGTGATTTAGTGGGGTGTTTTGGGGTGCGCTTGGGTTTGTTATAGCCGTCAAATTTCTCGCCTCGGTATTCAATTGTCATCTTCTTCCTCCTCTTCAATGGGAATTAGGACTTCGATGCCTTGCGCCAGCTTAGAGACGAAGGCGCCAAGGATTGCCGGTTCGTTTGGAGTGGCAAATACAAATGTGGCGGTGGTTGTACCCTCCTCGGCGTCGATTTCGATGTGGACGCAACCGCCGCTGACTGTTTCAATCATTAGCCGTGGTAAGCGACGCCGATGTGGGGTACGACGCTTGGGGTGCCAGAGCTGATTTCACTGATGCGCATACGGATTCTGTTGGATGGTTTGTCGCTGTAAAAATAGATGTATTGGCCGTTGGCGTTGATAGTTTTGCTGGTGTCAAGCTCGAACCAGCTGGCGCCGCCGTTGAAGTTGGACTCAAAGGCGAGTTTGAAGTTGGCGCCGCCCGTTACGACGACGGCAAAAGTAAAGCTGTCGCTGTCGGCGTGGACCTCGAAGGTGTCGTTTAGTGCTGTAAGTGGGGTGGATTGGTGGTGTTCCACCAAGTTGGTGCCACGGTCGATGGTGAGAGCCATTACTTCCTCCGCTTTTTGGCTGTTTTAGCTGCTTGCTTGAAGTCTGATGCGGTTGGGGCGCCTTTGCTGCCTGGTTTGCGCATCTTTTCGCCCGAGCCAGCCTCGATGCGCTTGCGCTTAGCGTTGATATTTGCGTAAAGACCCTTCTTTTTGGCGGCCATTACTTTTTGCCTCCCTTTTTGGTCGGTTTTTTGCGTGCCATGCCCGCTTCAGACATCGCAATGGCGATGGCTTGCTTGCGAGAAGTCACTTTTTTGCCCGCGCTGGATTTCAAAGTGCCAGCGCCGTATTCGCGCATCACTTTTTCCACCTTCTTTTGGGCTTTGGTGGGTTTTTTGGCCATCGTGCTGCGGTATTTGCTCCAGTCTATTTGGGTTAGTACAGGCGATATGAGGTTTGGCCGAGGACGCCGTGTTTTGCCAAGTTGAATTGCTGGAGGCACATGTAGCCGAAGGCGTCGAAGGCGTGGTCAACGCCGAGGTTTTTGTTGGGTAAACCTGTGCCGGGGGCGTAGGTCAGGGTGCGGAGCGACTTGATTAGTTCCTTGCAGCGGGGATGGATGAAGGTGCGGCGGGCTCCAGTGGCGTCGAGGAGGGCGGTGTTGACGCAGGTGATCTTGTCGCGGATTTTCCAGGGGGCTTTGGGGCTGGAGACGTTGAAACCGCTGCGGCGCAAGATGTTGTGGTCGGTTAGGCCCACGCCGGAGGTTTTGCGGGCGCCGCCAGTGGGGTCCGGGCAGGCAATAATTCGGCGCTCCACGCCGAAACGGCGGGTGACTTCTTCCGCGAAATCCCAGGTGGTGGCGCCACCAGTCAGCATGATTTCGTCGAACACGTAGAGGGTGTCGTCTTTGCGGACGGCGCAGATGCCCGACATCGGATCCACGTTGAAGTCCACTCCAAGCAGGACGGGGAGAACGCTGATGTCTTCGGCTTCGGGGCTGATGTTTTCGTCGCTGAAGCTGACTGCCACCAGACCCGAGAGATTTTCGAAGCTGGCTTCAAATTCTTGGCGGAATGTTCGAGCGTCTAACTGGCCTCGGGCGGCTTCAATCTCCTCGGGTGGGACGTTGTCGCCGTCGATCGTGGTGAATTGCCAGCGGCTCCAGTCGGAATCGCCGCTGTCCGCGTACTGCCAGAGTTCGTAGAACCAGCTAGCTGTGCCGTCTGGCGTGGAGATAAATAAGGCCCAGCCTTGTTTGTCGGCGAGGGCGGGGCGGATGACTTCGAACCAGACTTCGCTCGACATGAAGGCGGCTTCGTCCAGCACCACGCCAGCCAAACTGCGGCCGCGCAGTGCCATTGCGTTTTCAGTGCCCTTCAGTTCGATCGTCGAGCCGTTCACCAGCTCGATCTTCAGGTCTGTCTCGTTCTTCGACTTGATCCAGGCTTTCGGGACTAGCTTTTTCATTACCTTCCAGGCAATGTCTTTCGCCATTCGGTATGTAGGGGCGGCATAAAAGAATGTTTCGCCCGGCCTTTCGATCGCCCCACGCAGCAATTCGATACATGACAGGTAGCTTTTTCCGAATCTTCGCCCGGCTACCAGCACTCTGAAGCGCTTTCGACTACTAAATACCTGCCCTTGGGCGTATCGGAGGTTCAGCGTTCCAGCTGCTTGGGTCATTCTGTAGTAGACGGGTACCTTCTAGGGTATTACAGGATTTCGAACCCCTCCCCCCTGTGTGACAGAAGAAGGAATTGGGGTTATACCAGTAGGTTCCTAGGGCTACGACCACACGCGCAGAAACCGCAACCCTCCCCCC